TCATTTCTCCAGCTCCCGCAAGCGCTTGAGAAACACCGCCAGCTGCTCGCGCGTGACGAACGAGCGGTACTGCTTGTTGCCGTTTCCGTCGCCCACGATCAGTCCGTTTTTCTCGGCCCACTCGCGCGCCTCTGCGCTCCAGTCCGCCGGCTCGCGCTGCGCGAGCGAGCGCCAGTAGCCCTCCATCAGCGTGTTGAACTGCTCCTGCGTCATCGTTTCCTCCTCTTCAAAGCGCGGCATCGGCGGCGGATACCGCCCCGCGCGCACCATCGACGAGGTGTATTTTCCGCCCCCGTCCCATTGAAAATGAGGCCGGTCAGGAAAGCTCCGCCAGTCGCCGCCCCAGGTGAAGCCCATCTCCTTGCCGAGCCTTCCCATCGCGGTAAAAAATCCCGGGTCGTCATACTCGTGTCCCTTCACGTTCTTGCAAATATCGAACGCCAGCCCTACGCCCTTTGCGTGGAAGGTCGGCACCGTCGCCGTCCTGGCCGCGTAGCCCATCGAGACGAGGTAGCGCTGGTATTCCACGTCGCGCACGGTCTGCACCACCAACACCGGCAGTCCCCGTGCCGCCGCGCGCTCGATCAGCGTGCGGCAGTTCACCGCCACATCGGCGCGCAGCTCGCCGATCTCCCGACTGTTATACATCCTCGTCCTTCTTACTCTGCGTGCCGAAATAAAAGCCGATCACTGCCGTGTAGATCGTCATATAGTCCTGCGAGAGCGACCCGCAGCACTCCAGCACGCAGAACGTGATCGTCAGCGTGATCGTCACGATGCTCTTGACCGTAAAAAGATTTGTCAGCCGCTTGAGCGCCAGCTCCTTCATCCGTTCTCCTCCCATCCGTCGCAGTCCTGTCCGCTGCGCGCCTGTCTGCCGCAGGCGGCCTCAAACACGATGCCGCCCGCGGTGTTCTCCGCCTTTGCCTTGTTGTAATAAAAGCCCGCCGATGCGCCGTAGGCCCCCCAGGCGGCGCTCACCGTCGCCGCCACCCACGGCAGCGTTCCGAGATAGCCGTATCCCACCGCCAGCCGCGCCAGCGCGAAGCCCTCATAGGTGGTGTAGAGCACCACCGCGCTCTCGAGCAGGAGCAGCAGCTTAGAAAATGTCCACTTTCTTCTCATGCCGCCGCCCCCTGTGCCAGCAGGGAGAACACCGCGCCGAGCAGCAGGTAGAGCACACGGTCGGCCAGCGCCTCCCAGCGCTTCCCCGGCTTTTCCGTGATGCTCTGCACCGCGTTTCGGATCTCCTTCACATTGCCCTCCACGCTCTCCTGCCGCACGGCGAGCACCTCCACCGCCGTTACCAGTTTATCCAGAGCGTCCTGTCTGCGTTCCACCGCCTCCAGACGCTTCGCGCAGGCGTACAGGCGCTCGTCGTTCTCCGTCAGGCGGACCGAGACCTCCTGCTCCGTCATACCGTCGGCACCGCCTTTTCAAAGCTCTCCCAGGTGTGCTCCGCGTCCTCGATGCCCTGCCATGTCCACGCGGCGGCCTCGCACTCCTCCCATGTCAGGAACCGGAAGTAAAAGTCCACCTGCAGATGACACGGCATGATCTCCAGAATGATGTCGCGGATGCGCGCAAAGTCCTCCGGCTCGCCCGCCACCTGCGGGAAGGTCACACGCACCACGCCCTGCTCATCTGTCTCTGCGGCCACGGCGCGCACGCCGCAGCCGCTGATGGTCTGGTTGACCGCCTCGAGCGTGAAGCCGTCGCCGCCGACGCGCAGCAGCGACGCGATCGCCAGCCGGCGCAGCGCCGGCGTCGTGCGCGCGCCGACGCGGGAGAACAGCCGCTCGCGGCGGGAAAGCCCCTCGTCCTCCGCCGTCATCAGCACACCCTCACGCGCCGCCTTCTCCAGCGCCTCAGCTGCAGCGTCCAGTCCCTCGCCCGCGGCGTACAGCTCCGCACCGCTCAGGCTGCCCTCATCGAGCCGATAGACCCGCAGCGGGCGCAACAGCTCGCAAAGATAGTTGTAGTAGCCCATCGCCTCACGCCTCCGTCAGCTCACTGATCGTCACCGTGCCGAGCATTGGCAGCTCCGTCGAGCCGACCGCCACATCCGCCGCCGGTGCGGTCAGATGCACGTTCTCCACGCCCTCCACACCGCAAAGCAGCGTCAGCAGCCTCGCCGTCGTCACGCTCTTCCCCAGCAGCTCGCCGGTAAACAGCGCCTCCAGCGCGCTCTGCGCGCCGGCCTTGACCTCGGCAAAGGTATACCCCGGTGCCACCTTGAGCGCCGCCGTCACCGCCACCGTCTCGACCGCCGGCGCGAGCACCTTCACACCCACCGCGATCTCGCGCTTTTTCTGCAAGTCCGTCTCGACCGCCGCGAGCAGCGCCGCGTCCGGAACGCCCGCGTGCGTTGCGATCACCACGTTCACCGTCCCGATGCCGCGGGCGCGGCCCACCGCCTTCGCCGCCGCCACACCGGGATAGCGCATCGCCTCCTGCTCGTAATAGGCGGCGTT